CTCGGGCTCGCCCGGCGCGATCACGCCCACCTCAAGCCCCAGGGCCTGCAGGCTTTGCACCGACTGGCTGACCAGCTCCTGCCGGTGAACAAGGATGACGATCCGCTTTCCTTTAGATGCTGCAGCTTCGGCCACGTAGGAGAAGACGACGGTCTTTCCTCCCCCCGTAGGGAGACAGAACAGCACGGACCGGCGCCCATGCGAATAGGCCGCGCGGATCTGATCGACTGCTGTTTGCTGATAGTCCCTGAGGATCACTCGCATCAATTTTTCCTTGACTCGATTCGGTGTGTCCTTTAGGCGTAGCTCATCGCTAACTGCTTGATAATAAAAGAAAAAGGACGCCGCGGGAACATGAAAGAAAAAACAATATCAGCCAGCATCTTTGCAGATCTTGAGGTAGTCTCAGGGCTCCGCGATGACCTCGCGGGAACATACAGGAGTTCTACCTATGCAGATGCCTGACCCCGAATATCGGGCCCTAAAGGCTTGCAACAATTCTGGCTTGAAGCTGTTCGCTGAATGCCCTCTCTATTACTGGGAGCGCTATCTCAACCCAGACCGTGCGCCTGAGGTTCGAGGCCCTGCCCTGCTGATTGGTTCAGGCCTGCACTGCCTGAGCTTGGAAGGCCGCGAAGAGTACGCAAAGCGGTACATCCGAGAGGGTGATTTCGACAAGCGGACAAAAGTCGGTAGGGAGGCCTACCTTGAATGGTTGGCCAATATTGGAGACCGTGAGCCGATCCCAGCCGCAGACTGGGACTGTATCGAGCGCATGAACACCGCTCTCTTAAAATCCCCGATTGCCTCAGCGTTGATTGAAGGCCCTGGGGGATACTCCGAGGAAGTTTGCCAAGCGATCGACCCAGAGACTGGGATGATGCTCAAAGGCAAAATTGACAGGATCCAGACGATCGCAAACAAGACTTACATCGTCGACGTGAAAACTTGCAGCCGCAGGTATGGCGGCGCTGGCCCTAAGGGCTTTGCCAAGTCAGTTGCAAATTTTCACTATCACTGGCAGGCCGCGTTCTATACGGATCTTTTGAACGTCTCAGGCGACTGGGGTCCGATCGAAAATTTTCTGTTTGTTGTTGTCGAGAAAGAAGCCCCGCACGCGGTGGCTGTCTACGAATGCAGCGACCAGATGATGGAAGCGGGCCGCGTCCAGTACCGCGAAGCGCTGCACGAGTTTAAGAAATGCCAAGAGCTGAACGAGTGGCCCGGCTTTGACAAAAACATTCAGTCCCTAGAACTCCCCCGGTGGGCGCTATGAACCAAGAAAACGCAATCACAACACATGAGCCGACTTCTCTTTCTCGTCCTCGCCCATCCTGGGATTTCGACGAGCTTTGGCGCGCTGCTAATGCTTTCGCTGGCAGCCGTATGGTGCCGCAACACTTCCAGAACCAGCCCCAAGACTGTTTCGTTGTCGTGCAGCTCGCTCTCGACTTGGGAATCGCCCCGCTTACAGCGCTTCAGAACATTTTTATGATCGGAAACAAGCCGGGGTTCTCCGCAAAGCTTGCGATTGCCCTGGCTAATCGCTCCGGCGCTTTCGCTGGCCCGATTCGCTACAACATCGACAAAGGCGACGGAAAGCCCGAAAGCTTGGCCGTTACGGCTTACGCGCCAACGCATGATGGCGACGTTGTTGAGGTAACGGTTTCGATGCAAATGGCCCGCCTCGAAGGCTGGACTAAAAACAACAAATACAAGACAATCCCCGAGCAAATGTTGAGACTTAGGTCAGCTAAATGGTTGATTGATCTTAATTGTCCTGAAATACTTCTAGGCCTTGATGTTCACGACAGCGATACTATGTCGCAACGTAATAACATCACAAAGGTTGACAGATCAAATTATCAACCGGAGACTAACAATCTTTCGCTACAGCAAGCGATTGAACAACAAAAAAACAACACCGTTCAGGCAGTTGTTATCACTGAGGAGAGCAAGACCCCAGCCACAATCGCGGAGCCGCAGGATAGCTTTGACGAGATTAGCGAGGAAATAAAAAATGAATAATCATACGCTTTACCAAAATACGCCTTACCAAAATACGCCTTACCAAACATATTTAAAAACGCTGCGAGATAAAGATCGCCCTGGGCCTATGTTGCCAACCGGTTGCATTGCAACCGTACACGCAAACTATGCGGGCAACTACATGGGCAAACCGGTGAGCTCTTGGGGTAACCCACAAAATGCACCGCCAAGCTGCTGGAAAGGTTTGACTGATGGCAATACATGAGCATCCTCTCCGGCATCTCGCCACAGGTGACGAACCACCAAAAATGTTTCTCACCCCAAAAGAACTCGCCGATTATTGGCGAATGGCCGCCCACACTCTCGCCAACTGGCGACACCAGGGGATCGGCCCCAAGTTCACAAAAGTCGGCGCGCGGATCCTCTACTCAGTAGATGATCTCATCGCCTACGAAAAAACCCACGACCCGGCAGACAAACCATGAGCACCACAATCCAAACCACAGGGCGCCTCGGCGCTGACCCAGAGCTGAAAACTTTCTCATCTGGGAAACAAAAATGTGAGCTCAGAATGGCTGTGAAGCAACGCGGGGATCGACAGGCTGATGGCAGTTGGATCGATCGCCCCGCGTGGTGGATCAGCGTTGAGGTTTGGGGCGCCCAGGCTGTGACCATTGCCGACAAGTTTCACAAGGGCGATCTCATCGACGCCCGAGGGGAACTAGAGCGGCAGACCTACACAAAGCGCGACGGAACCCCAGGCGAAAAGCTTGTCGTCGCATTTGCCAAGGTCGAAAAGCTTGCAGCCCCTGGGCAGCAACAGCAGCAACAGCCACCCGCTCCGACGATCACGGCTCAGCAAGGCGCTCAGGCGCTAGCAGCTGGCCTAGGCGGTGACGAGATCCCGTTCTGAACGGTCATGTCTAAATAAGCCTCAGCGGCGGCCTGGTTTTCAAAGTAGGCCGTCGCATTTTCCGTTATCACCATGCACCGCCCAGGGGGCACATCCGCGCATAAAACAACCGCGCCGCGATAGTGCATCTGATCAAGCTCAATTGCCTACGTTCTACCTCAAAAAATGAAACGGATCGATGAGTGGGTTCGAGACAACCTCGACCCTACAGAACAAAAAATCATCGTTCGGGACGGCCTCGACGTTTGCGAGGTCACTTGGAACATGACGCGAAAATCTGGCGTTATTGGCGAGCTCTACTTGGCCCATGCGGTCTACATCTGGATGATGCTTGACAGCAAGGCTGAGGCGACAGGATTGCGCCCGCTTCAGATCTTGGATGCCTACGGAATGAAAACCGAGAGCTGGCCCTGCAGCCCTGAGGGTTTTGATCAAATGGCGTTGTTCTGGGCCATTGAAGAGCAATGCCGCCAAAACTGCCCCGATTGGAAATGAAAACCAAAAAACAAACGAACATCGAGCTGTTTCCCTATCCAGGGCAACACGCCCAGATTGCGCGCAGCCGCGTGAACGATCACATCCTGCGCGTCAGACTGCCCCAGCTAGAAAGAAAAGTTCAGCGACTCAGCCTTGGCGTCTTGGGCGTTTTCGCCTGGACGGTTGCAATCTTCGCGGGCGCTGCCCTTGGAGAGTGGGAGTCAGACCGGCTCATCCGCCGCTGTCATGTCGACAACGCGCCCCAGGCTTGCGCTGAAATCCAAAAAAGAACGGACCTCAAAAAATGAGCTCATCATCAGTAGACGCGCGTTTCGTCGTGCAAGGCCCTAACGGCTTTTTGGCCTTTACTGAGGCAGGCCTAAACTGGACAGACGAGCTCAACGCCTGGCGTTTCTTGACCATGGAACGCGCCACAATGGTGCTCTACGAGCTCGGGATGGTTCAGGGCGAGGGCTACCAGATCAAGCGAACGGATCTGTAACCTCTTCGCAAAAGCTATCGATCGCCTCTTCGAGTTCGGTGACGCGGTCGATGGACAGCCGCAACAGGTGAACTAGGCGGAAGTTATGGCGCAGCGCAACAGCTGCCAGTTCGCGGGCCTGCTCATCGCTTACCTCTGCAACCCTACGGATTACGCTTTCACACTCGAAAGCCATCTCTAGAGACATCTCAGGCGTCAACCAGGGGGGGCCTGGGTGCTGCTCTTCTGTCTGCTGGTCTTCCATGCCCCCACGTTATCGGGTTAATCATCAAAGCCCGTCATGAAGTCGCGAGAGGGCGGGAGGTCCATCTCTTCGGCCATGGCGTCACAATAGGCTGAACGCTTCTCCCAGCTGTCTTTGCTGGGGTTGCTCGCTGCGCTATTGATGCAGCCACCGCCCCGCTTTACCTGGGGGAGATCACAGACCAGATTGGCCAAAACTTCGGGGTCGCCAGCTTTGCCGGTAGACCAGAAAAGACGGCCAGCCATGAAGCGCGCGCCGCATTTTGGGCAGATTCTGCAAGTCATGGCGTGGCAGATTGTCGCAGGTCGATGCTCTAGTGTGCCGCCACTATCGACCACCCGCACCGAAAAATTACGCGGTCCACACGCGGTCCAACCGTCAAAACTTTATTTTTTGATTTTTGGTTTTTTTGCTTGAAGATTCAGAAATCATTGGCTAAATCACCGACGTGGCCCGTTCGTCTATCGGTTAGGACGCCAGGTTTTCAACCTGAAAAGACCAGTTCGATTCTGGTACGGGATGCCATCATTTTGGGTCATTTGGCATCATTAACCCTTGATTTTCTTTGCTTTACAGCTGCGCGCTGTTTTTGCAAGATTCCTCCAAGATCATCACAGAACCCGCGAAATCCCGCAAAAACGCGGTCCACACGCGGTCCAGAGGGGGGAGAGATCACATGGCGAAACGGTGGGAATCAGACGCGAAAGTTCCAGGGCTGACCATCAGCAGGGGCACGAATTACGTTTTCAGATACGGGCTCGGCGGCACATGGGACCGCTCAATAAAGATCGGCCCCGTTGACGAGGTGTCGCTAAAGAAAGCGCGCATTATTGCCACCGGTTACCGGCTGGCGGTTATGCAAGGTGAGGACCCTGGGGCGCAGAAACGCGAACGACGGGCAGACAAAACTTTGCGTGACTTGTTCCCCGCTTATATGGAGGGCTGGGCGATCCCCAGGAAGTCCGCCAAAAGTGCCCAAAACGATGAAATAAATTTTCGGCTGCACATCATGCGCGCGCCGTTCGCGAACTGGCGCCTTCGCGATATTGATCAAGCTGCACTGTGGGAGTGGCACAGCAGCCACCCGCGCCCCGTCACGGCCAACCGGTGCTTGGAGACGTTGAGTAAGGCCTTCGCCCTGGCCAAACGCTGGGGGTGGGCTGACGAGAACCCCTGCCATGGCATAGAGCACCACCCCGAGAAATCGCGCCGCCGGTATGCCTCGCCCAGCGAGGTCGACCGCTTGCTTGCGGAACTTAGAGCTAAGAAAGAAAAAGGGGGGATTCATTTTCGCTTTGCTTGTCTCGTTCAGTTGCTGATGCTCACAGGAGCACGGCGAAACGAGATCATGACGGCTCGATGGTCTGAGGTCGATCTGGAGCGCGGCCTCATAACACCTGCCAAGCATAAGACGGATAAAACAGAGCACAGGGAGATTGTGCTCGGCTCTGACGCCATGCGAGTGATCCGCGAGCTGCAGGATCATGAACCCCCCCAGGAATGGCTGATCCGTGGCCGAGGAAAGAACCACATGAAACAGCCACAAAAGCCATGGGCCCAACTGAAGGAAGCGGCGGGGATCCGCAACCTATGGCTCCACGACTTGCGCCACACCTTCGCGTCGTATCTGCTCAGCTCGGGGCAGACGCTCGGAGTGGTTGGCGAGCTGCTGGGCCACGCTTCGGTAGCCACCACCCGCCGGTATGCCCATCTGATCGACACTGAGCGCAGACGCGCCGTGGATCAGGCTGGGGCATTACTTAGCGATGCTCGACGCGCTCAATCAAGCGGTCGAGATACCACCTCGCTTTTTTTAGATCCTGCGCCCCATTTTTTGCCTTCCAGCGCCACAGGTAAGCCAGAGCGCTCGCAGTGTAATGTCCTTCAATTCCCCCGAGATCGCTGATCGCGGCATCGATCGCGTCAATGCACTCAATGCCCTCGCCCTTGCAGTAATGGCTCGGGCTGTTCACTGGGTCGTGGATTGCGTCGTTCATATCAGCTCCGGTGGAATGTGGCCCGTCGCCATCATGTGGCTGAGGCGCTTGGACCTCTGACCGACCTGGGTGGCCCATCTGCTGTCGAGCATCATGGCCGCCGCGCGGTCGTATTCCTTGCCCCTGATGGCCGCTAGGGTTCTTTTGAACTTAAGAAGGCCAGGAACGCCAAGATTAAACGCCATATCCAGCAGAACGCGCTGACGGACTGGGTCGAGTTCCACCATCCAAGGAATCTCGCGCGTGAGCCGAGCCTGAAAATCGTCGATGTCATTGCCCAGCAGGTAAGCGGCTTCTGCCTCAGTTATGCCGCGATCGTCGAGGTTCCGCCCGATCCCGATTGTCGTTTTGCCGCTAGTACATTTGTACGGGAATTGTCGCATCCCCTCATGAAGCGTCAGCTGATGGATCATCGCCGCGCGCAGTTTCTTTTGCGCTTCGACTATGGGCTGACGAATAGCTGATCGGTCCGCCGAGTTTTCCGGCTTTGGTGCCGATGTTGTCGGGATCGACGGGGTGCTCGGTATATTCCGATCGAACCCGATTGGCTTCTTTTTTGGTTCGCTCGCTGTCCAGAAAGACAGCGACTTTAGAAATTTGAGCATCCAGCTTTCCCCCTAGAGTTGCGTGGAATTTTTTTGCTGCCAAGATCCGCCGGACGCGGTCTAGGTTGCTGCGACTATCAAAGCGAAACAACCATCGACCATCTGCCGGGATATTGGCGTTTATTTTTTTTTAGGCTTGATCGCGAACGCGGCTTGTAACAGCAACTGCACGACAGAATTTGAGCGCAGCGGGCTGAGCGCAATCACTTCAGACAATGCGGCCAAAATGATCCAGGTCGCGGGCGAACTAAGCAGCTCTGAAAAGTCCATTGGGTGTCTCCTGTGTTTGAGAGGATAAGAAGATTCTGCCCCATCCAGAGGCGGGGCCTTCACATAGCCAGCGGGGCGTTAGTTCCGCCCATGGATAGCTGACGAATTTGCCGCTGTCGGCGTCTCCAGAGTAGCCATCGAGAAAGCTCCCGTAAGGGTCGTGGCAGATCACCGCGTTGGCAGCCGGATCTAGGCCCACGGCGACGATCATGTGACCGCCCCAGGGCTTCGATTTCGGCCCCTTGTGGAGGATCCCCATCACCACGGGCCGCCCGTTGCCTATCTCGCCTTTCAGCGTTTCGCGCGATAGGTCGTAGCGGAAAACAGACTCTAGGCCATAGCGGCGCAGGATCCTGGTCAGGCCTTGGTGGTTCGTCACGTCAACGCCTGCAGCCATGCACTCAACGATGAGATCGTCGTCGCCCTCGATGG